ATTTTATATGATTTGCTAATTAATGATCGTTATGGATGCGATATTGAAGAGAGTTCTCTTGATAAATTTACTTTTAAAAGTGTAAGTGAATATTGTGGCGGTTTAGTTGATGATGGTTCTGGAACAGGATCAACAGAGCCACGTTTCTCTGTAAATATTTCAATTACTCAGCAAGACGAGGCTTTCAACGTCATCAACGCTTTGTGCAGTGCTATGCGAGCCATCGCATTTTACGCGGATGGAACTGTAGCTATAAAACAAGATGCCGAAGGTCAGGCAACAAAATATATTTTTAATAATTCAAATATTACAGAAGATGGTTTTGTTTATAACGGTTCCAGTTTAAAAACAAGGCATACAGTTATTCATGTTCAATATTTTGACATGACAACACAAGAACTTGATATTGAAACAGTCGAAGCTGATGCAGCAACACAAACCAAGTATGGGGTACGAACAAAAAACATCAAAGCATTTGCCTGTACATCAAGGGGGCAAGCTGCAAGATTAGGGCGATGGTTTCTATTCAATGAACAAAATTCTGGAGAAACTTGTTCTTTTGCCACAACTTCGGCTGCTGGTGTTTTGGTTAGATGTGGCGATATTATTGAAATTTCAGACAGTTTAAAATCTGGGGTCAGAAGAGGTGGTTTGTTGTCCTCTGTCACAAGCACAACTGTTGTTGTATTAGATGATGAAGATTCAACAGATATTCCAAGTCTTACTTTAAGTCCAACCTTATCTGTAGTTTTACCAGATGGATCACTTGAGACAAAAACTATAAGCGGTATAAGTGGCAAAACAATAACTGTATCATCTGCATTTTCAACAGCACCAAATGTGAATGCACCTTATGTCTTAGAAAATTCAACATTAGAAACTTCTACATGGAAAGTAGTTTCAGTAAGTGAAAATGAAGATTTAACTTTTTCTATTACAGCGCTTGAACATAATGAGGGGAAATATGCTTTTGTTGAAGATGGTACAGCTTTACCAACAAGAAATATCAATACTTTAACTCAAGTTTTAAACCCACCAGAGGGATTACAGGCAACAGAACAAATTGTACTAATTAATAATAAAGCTGTATCTAAAATATTACTTGATTGGCAAACACAATCAGGGGCAGCAAGGTATGAGCTTCATTACAGAGTTAATAATGGAAGTTTTACAAAAATAGAAACAGTATCAAGTTATGCTGAGATTGTTAATAATGAGGCTGGAAGTTATGAATTTAGATTATTTAGTTTCAATGGTTTAGGAGAACCATCAAGAAATCCAGCAACTTTAACATTCTCTGCTGTAGGTAAAACAGCCCCACCATCTGATATTACAAATTTAACTTATGAACCGATCTCAGATAAGGAAATCAGGCTAAGATGGGATGCTGTAACAGATTCAGATGTTCGTGCTGGAGGACGTATTCATGTGCGTCACAGCCCTAAGACAGATGGAACTGCTAATTTTTCAGATGCAACAGACCTTGTACTCGCTTTGAGTGGAGCATCAACAGAAAAAGTTGTACCGCTTTTAGAAGGGGAGTATATTCTTAAAGCACAAGACGATGGAAACCGCTTTAGTACTGGAGAAACTTCTATTGTTATTGATTTACCAGAAGCACAACCAAAACTATTAGTACAGGCAAGAAGGGAAGATCAGGACAGCCCAGCATTTCAGGGTTCAAAAACTAATGTAGGTTTTGATGCTGGAACTGGAGCAATTAGTTTATCTGGAACAGGTAATTTTGATAGTAGTACAGATATTGATGCAGAAAGTTCTATTGATGATATTGGTGGAGTATCAACAACAGGAACATATTTATTTAATGAAACTTTGGATCTTGGTGCTGTATTTAGTCTCGATTTAAGAAAAATAATACAAACGGCCTCTATCTATTCAACAGATTTATTTGATTCAATAACAGATGTCGATGCAAGACAGGATTTTGATGGTACTGCCTCTGTTGATACAAATGCTGAAGTATTTGTTCAAAGTTCGCAAGATGGAACAAATTATTCTGGTTTTCAAAAGTTTGCAAATGGAACATTTAAAGGAAGAACATTTAAATTTAAATGTGTATTAACAACACAAGATACAAACCAAGATATAAGAGTTAGTCAGCTTGGATATTTTGCAGAATTTCAAAGAAGAACAGAACAAAGTACAACAACTATTGCATCTGGCGCTGGAGCAAAGTCAATCAGTTTTAACTCACCGTTTTTCACAGGCACAA